GCTTCGCAACGGATACGGGAGATAAATTTCAAGCATGGCAGAACCCCACGAAGATTATACGAAGCTTGGAAAAATATGCGCCGCCGCTGTACCGAAGAAGATAAAACGGGGTGCTATTTCAACAGAGGTATAAAAGTTTGTGAGGAATGGCAAAAGGATTTTATACCATTCAGAGAATGGGCGTTATCACATGGCTATCAAAACAATTTAACTTTAGATAGAATTAACGTAAATGGAAATTATACGCCTGATAACTGTAGGTGGATAACACAAGTTGAACAATGCAACAATAAAAGAACAAACCGCCATATAGTATTTAATAACGAAGAACATACGCTAGCGGAATGGTCAAGAATACTAGGTGTTTCGTACGCAACAATAAAATACAGGGCTAACCATAATTTACCATTAATAAATGTAATGTCAAAAACGGGTAAATTTGATATCTCAAAAAAACGAGATAGCAAAAAACGCCATTTTGACATTTAATCTACATAAATAATTTAACGATAAAATACCGTATTTTACCGCATTTATACCAGCAAATTTAGCATACAAACTAAGAG